CTTCTTGATCTTGTTGTTTCTTACGACTTATCTCAAAGCCAAAAAGTTGGACCATTACTCACTCCAGTTTGAATGGGTGGGGATTTCTCCCCACCCTGTTATATAATATATTAGACTACGCTTACGCCGCTTGGGCCAGCTTGAGTAGTGTCTGTAGTAGCTTTTGATGCTGGGTTCGTAGATTCCCACCACTGATAAGCAAGGGTTACAGCAAATTCTTCGATTGTATCATTTGCTGACCAATCCAGTTCGATTGGACTTACGTCAATTGGGAAAAGTCCTACGAACTTATATTCCTTAATGACATTACCTGCTTTACCATACTGAGTTACATATCCATCTTTTTGATAAGAAAGCGGACTCACAAGGTTACGAAGGTTGCTAACATGTGAATTAAGTGAACTCATCCACTTTTCAAATGTGTTGCGGATCTTAAAATTCTCATCATTAATTATTGTAACTGTCCATTCTGAAAACACGCGGTTTCCTGAAAACTTTAGTTCACGACCAAAGTAGTTTACAGGAATGCTGTTTACAGTTGAACCTGGAAGCTGTGCTGCTCTACACATAAAGTTGAAAGCAACTTCGGAACCAGTTTCACCGTTTACATTTACTGTTAAGTCTGGGATGGTGCAAGAAAACAAGTTTGGTCTTGCACCATCTCCTACCATTTGTGATCTAAAGTTAGCTACGTTAAACTCTGCCATTTTATTCTCCTCTGAATCTATTTATGTTCATTTTATTGATTAAAACTTACCAACGATTTCATCAAAGGCAACACCAGTTCTAACAGCAACAAAGTTAAGCTGAATGAAGTTGATGCTTCTAGCAGGCTTGATGTAGATATCACCAATAAATTCGTTGCGGTCAATAACTTCTGGAGTGTTATTGGTTTGGTCGCAAACTACACGGTATTGGAAGATACCACGACGGCCTTGTACATCACGAAGATATGGTTCTACAAGCGAAATGAACTGAGCGCGTGTAAATTCGTCATTGAACTCAAATAGTGAGTACTTAGCTGCTCTTGCAATTGCCTTTTCAAGGACAATAAACAATCTGCGAACGTTGATACGATCAAATGCTGATGGACGAGCAAGAAGTGTCTTATCGCCATATAGAACTGTTCCTTCGCCTGGGAAAGATACAATTGGATTAACGCCCTTCTTGTATAGTTCATCACGATCTGTCTTACTTGGATTCCAAGCAAGTTTTGTTACATTCTTAATCTGACCGCGATTGAATCCTGCTGGTGAATACCATGGATCACGCTCAAAGTCTGTTCTTACACATAGACCAGCAATATCACCGTTCATTGGTACCCAACGGTAAACGTTATTGTACTTGTCGAATTGATATTTCCAGTTTGAGTCCATCACAGCATATGATGATGAATTGAACAAATCTCTGTAAGTTGAAATATCTGTTACTTCATCGCCTGAATTGTTAACAACATCCGACATTTCTGGTGATATGAAAGCCACACAATCTTTGCGGTTTTCTACGATATTATCAACAATATATTCGGATACAGTTTGTGAAGCCGCACCGGTCATGATAAGAGAAATATCAACTTCTTCTGCGTTCTTAAACTTATCATATGATCCAATAAGTTGCGCGTCTGTAACTGATGATGAAGTACCATTTGCAAGAAGCAGTGAATATGAGTTTCTTGGGCCTGAATTAAACGCTGTATTTGCAGCAATATTTCCCCAATTGATATTGGATGAAGTTGTTGTTGATTGTAGTGTTACATTTAATACCGCTGTACCATTGGCAGATGTTATTGTAGCTGTTACAGTTTCATCGGCAAGATAACCGGTACCACGATTGTTAATCGTAATGGTATCAACTTGACCATTACCTGTTGAGTTTGCGCTAAATGAAGCATTTGCACCAGTTCCAGATCCGCCATTAATTAAAACATAGCCTGTTTCATTTGATCCAAATGCAGATGAACTTACAATACCAACACTAAGAATATTAGATGTATTTCCTGATGGTTTATTAATAGCATAAATGTACTTAGAACGATCATTGATTACGTTCAAGTAATAATTTGATGAGCCATCATCATTCTTTGCATCAAATGCTTTAGATACAAAAGCAAACTTTTCAAGAATCGTATTAGGTAATCCTGTAAACTTGCCTTTTTCATCGATGACAATAATATGCATTTCATCATTTGAACCACCGAGACGACCAACAAAGTTGGATGTGCCAGGAATTGCATCAAATTCTTCTTTAAAGTTGACTGAAGAACTTGTCCATGCTGCCCAAGCAGTAGGATTAGAACCGTTAGAGAACACAGAAACTTTTAGTCCATTTCCTCTATCGCCGATATATCTTGCGGCAAATGTTCCATAAGAAGGAGATCCGCTCATATCAGAATATTCGTAGTTATAAACTTCTTGATTTGGAATATAAACGCCTTCTGAGCCATCAGTGGCGTTTTTATCGCCGATTGAACTTGATGCACGAACTACCTTAAGATTTCTTGCATAAGACAAGAAGTTTGCTGCGGTAAACCATGTTGCATAGTTAGTGGCGTCTGGGCGTCCAAAACGATCGGCCAACTCGACTTCGTTTGAAATTGTTACAATAGTGTTGGCTGGGCCCCAATTAAATTGTCCTGCAATCGCTCCTTCTGTAGTTCCAACTGATGGAACTATAGTAGTAAGATCGAATTCAGATACATTTACACCTGGTGACAGTTGAAATGCCATAGTATCTCTCCTTTGTGAAGTGGATTATTCTTGTTGTTATTATTTAGAAAAATGAAGATTTTACAACTTTCTTTTCCAGTTAAAGTCGTCCCAAGGATATCTCTTGGATCTGTCATCAAACCACACGTTTCCAAACTCATCCACCTCATAATCCGGATGGTCAACACCATTATCTATGATAGGTAAAGGCGTCAAATCCGTATCCATAATGTTCAATTGTTCTTGTTGGAGCGTAACTCTTATATCATTGTTTATGTTTTCTTTGAAGTATCTTTGGGCAGTCAACCATCCAAAATGAACTAAAGTCATCACAAGATCGTCGTTATTGCCCTCTTCCGCCTTAAACGACTGTTTATCAGCGGAAAATGTAGTCAGTTCTGTGATAGTTTCAGCATCATTTATAATCAGCTTATCGCTTTCAATAAGCGTTTTTAGATTGGTACAACCGATTATCTTTGTCTGTTTCGATGTTTTTAGACCGTAAGCAATTCTCTTTTTGAATCCCGGAGTCTGCATCTGCCCCTGCTTACCCTTCAATTCAATTTTGATAAGGTTTTCGTAAGCAAGTTCAAAGTGTATGATATCCGATACCTGAAGACCAATACTATTGATTTCCACAAGAACAAACGCATCATTATATAGCTTTGCTGTCTGGACAATAATTGTAGGGAACAAGAATGGTGATATCTTATTGTTTCTATACTTGGCTACCTGTCTATAAGGTATCTCGGTAACATCAAAGATTGAGAATGTAGAGTAATCCAGCCCTTGCCCTTCTGCCACGTCCACACACATAGTATAGGTTCTGTTTGGCTGTGGCTCTTTGTACATATCCAAATGGCCTTCAGAACGAACTGGATTGTGCCATACAAGCGAGCGGAGCTTTGCTGGATGGATAAGAGTATTGGTAGAACCAATGAATTCACACTCGAACTCTTGACGGAACTGGTCAGGGCTGGTGTTACGAATTGTCTGCTCTTTCCAAGCTTCGTCGCGGCCTGGCACCATGCTCCAGTGAATTTCAATAGGTACATAGTCACTGCGCTTCTCGGTGGCTTCTGTCCACATACGGTAGAACTGGTTGAGTCCGTTAGGCGTAGAAACGATGATAACCTTGGTGCTTTGACCAGAAGAAATCGTAGGATAGGTAGACATGAAAAATGCTTCGGCGATATTGTTTGGAACGAACGCAAACTCGTCCAAGAATACAATGTTGAAAGAACGACCACGAATAGAACTACCAGATGTGGAATCAGCCATGATGCGTGAGCCGTTAGCCAACTCAATGGAACCTTTGTTCCACTCTTTGACACCTTGCTGTAGGAATCTTGGCAGATATTCAAAAGAGAGTTGAAGACGACCTAAGATTTCACGGGCCATGGCTGATTTGTTGGCCAGAACAGCCACATTAACATTTTGATTGAACAGGATATAGTGTAACAAATAGGCAACAGATGTAGTTGTCTTACCAACCTGACGCGGAAGCTTACATATAGAGAAGCGATTGGTATGGAACTTCATAAGCATGTCTTGCTGGAAATCCCACATACTGAATGGCATTAGACCATGATCAACATTGATGATTTTCATGTAAGTCATGGCAAAGTATACGGGATCATCCGCACACTTTATGAACTCATCCATTTCTTTTTGAGTGTAAGCATGTCTAAAATCTTCACGCGGAAGATTTGGATTATTATTATACCCTTTTTTCACTCTGACTTATTCTCTTTTATTTTCTTTAGTAGATCGGCAGTAGTACCTACAAAAATAGCTTTCTCTACATTAATCGCAGTTTCTTCTTTCTTATCGCCTCTTAGATCCTTAGTCTTCTTCTGTAGATCGTAAAGGTCTTTGGTAGTGTCAGCGACGGTTCTCATCATGGTAGCCAGCACCTCATACGCGCGCGGAGATTCCGATTCTTTAGCAAGATCGGTTAAACTTTCCATTGCTGAGTTACCTTTGTTTATAAGGTCGCGAAATGTTCTGCGCGAGAGATTATAGTCGGCCTTGATATCATCATCCTCATGTGGAGTATTGACAGTAATTTGAGGTTGATTTCTAGGTGGTATAATTTCTATA